AGCCTTGCCCTCATCTGTGTCGTCGTGGCCGCTACGGTCACGGGCTGCTTCAACTACACCGGCGCCCACAAAGAGGCCGCAGAAAAGTCCGCCAAGAAGTGGTCCGCGGAGATGCACCTCGGTGACCCGACCGTCGTCTGCAACACCAAGGACACGGACCACGACGGTTACGTCTCGTGCAACTTCAACTTTGGCGAGGGGCGCATCAAGACGTACGAGTGCGCTGGTGCGGCGGTCCTGGTCGAGAACACCGGCTGTCGGGAGCCGAAGATGAGGATCCCAGCACGCCCCTAGGGTCCCCAGGACCGCGCAAGCGGTTCGCAAGCTGGGGGAGTTTGGGCTGTAACAGGACTAGGGCGTTAGTCCGTCTTAGCAGACCGGCAGCACGACTACCAAACTCCCCCAGCTTGCGGCCCTCATGCCGTACAACAAGAAACGAAAGGAACAAGAAACATGGGAAGATTTAGTTCAGTAGTAGACGCGCAGGACTCAACGCGCGGGTCGTACATGCCCTGGCTCGACGCAAAGCTCCGCGTCAAGATCCTCGGGTGCAAGTTCATTGACAAGCCCGCTTTCATCGTGGCGTTCACGGTGCTGGAGATCCTCGCAGCCCCCTCGGAGGCGGCGGACCCGGAAGGCAAGCCCTTCCCTGCCGTGGGGGTCGACAAGGATTGGTACGTCAAGATGTCGCCGATCGCTGGCGGCGGGAACCCGGGCGCCACCGACGTCAAGAAGTTCGCTATCGCGGCGAGCCCCGACATCGCGGAGCACTACTCCAAGATCGCGGACCTCGAAGCGGAATCGAAACCGGACTTGAACGCGATCAAAGAGTTGTACGACCAGGCTGAGGAGCTCCTTGAGTACCTCGTCAGCGACGCCAACCCTCTGGAGGGGACCGAGATGATCCTCGACACCCAGGCGCGGTTCCAGCGTAACAAGTCCCCGTTCACGGGCCACGTCTGGACGACTCCCAAGGCTGCCTAGACGTGCGGTGACCCGAGAGGGCGAGCGGGTGAAAGGCCCGCAGCGCACGGAGACCCATACGCAATGGCCACTTCAATCGACACAGAAACCTCGCTCGTCTCCGACCTGGAGCCCGTCCCTCGCATGGTCTGCGCGTCGATGTCCTGGGAGGAACCCACTGAGCCCGGCGGCATCGCCACGGCGCTGCTGCACCACAACGACGTAGACGTACCGGACCTGATCTGTGGGCTCCTCAAGGACGCGACACCTGCGGAGAAGCTCGCCACAGCCAACGGCTCGTTCGATGGGATCGTTACCGCGCAACGGTACGAGCCCCGAGACCCCACCGAGCTCGGTCCCGTCGAGACCGCCTGGTGGGACGCGCTCGAGCGCGGGGTGGTCGCGGATGTGCTCCTCGAGGAGAAACTTCTCGACATCGCGGACGGCTTCACCGGGCCGAAGTTCAAAGGCCGCAAGTTCAACCTCGGCGCGGTTGCGGAGCGACGCTCGGGCATCAAGGTCGACAAAGAAGACCCTTGGCGCCTGCGGTACGTCGAGCTGATCGATACACCGCTTGAGGATTGGCCCCAAGCCGCAGCGGACTACGCGAGCAACGATGCGGAGGCGACCCTCCACGTCCATCTTCGGCAACGACAGGTGCGCGTAGAGGGGCTCGATCCTTTGGAGAACGCGCCCGCACAGCTGCGCGGGCACTGGGCGCTCCACCTCTCGCAACTGTGGGGGGTGGTCGCCGACCCTGCGAAGGTGGCCGCGCTCGACGCTCGCCTGCTCGCCGACAGGGAGGTTTTGAAATCTGGCCTGCAAGAGCTCACGGTCGACGGGGAACCTCTCGCGAGACCGGACGGCTCGATCTCTATCAAGGTCGCACAGAAACTCGCCAAGGAGGCCGGCGTCACCCGCAAGACCAAACGAGGGCTTGGACTTTCCGAGGATGATTTCGTCGTGCTCGGTCTCGGGCCCGAGCATCCGCTCATGCGGATGGTCCGGTACTCCAGTCTGGGTCGCGAGCGCACGAAGATGCGCAATGCGTTCATGCGGCCGATGATTCGACCGTGGTATCACCTACTCGAAACAGGGCGCGTCTCGGCCACCGACCCCTCCACCATGAACCTCCCCCGCGAAGGGGGGTACCGCGAGTGTCTCGTCCCCCGCGACGGGAACGTCTTTGTCTCGATGGACTGGTCGGGCTGCCAGCTCAAGTGTTGGGCGCATCTGCTCGTGGTCATGTTCGGCGAGGACGCTCCCAGCGCCGCGATGGCGAAGGCGCTCCGCGAGGGGAAGGACGTGCACGGCACGCTGGGCGAGGTGCTCGGGACAGATCGCCAGACGGCAAAGGGCCCCAACTTCGGATTCATCGGGGCGATGGGGATCGATAGGTTCATTGCCCACGTGCGCGATCAGTCGGGCGTTATCCTCACCCGAGAGCAGGCGATCTCCTACAAGAACGGCTGGCTCAAGACTTGGAGACCTCAGGCGTTTTTCGACTGGCTCGCGGAGACCAGCGAGCACGGCTGCGTCCGGCAGCCGGGCAGCAACCGCCTGCGGGCGGGGTGCTCGTACAGTGAGATCGCGCTGCAGTTGATCCAGGGGATGGAGGCCGACATCGCAAAGGAGACGCTCTGGAAGCTCGCCAAGGAGATGTACACGGAGCCCGACTCCCCTCTGTACGGCGCGCGCCAGGCCTTGTTCGTTCACGATGAGAACGTGCTCGAGTGCCCCAGAGGTCAAGCACAGGCGGTCGCCGACCGCGGTGTCGAAATAATGAACGAAGTTGCGAATAGCTGGCATTTTCACGTGCCGTCCGATGTAGACGTGAAGATCCTGCGAGCGGGATACTCGAAAGAAGGTTGAACAGATGCAAGACCCAGAGCAAGAACAAGACCCAGAGCAAGCCCGCACCGTGAGCGTCTCCGGAATCATCCCCGCCCTCCTGGTGATAGTGCTCGCGCTCTTCGGCTGCACCTCCCCCGAAGAGGCCGCACCCGTTTGCGAGACCGAGCACAACGCCTGCTACGACCAGGAGGGCGGCGGTTGTGCTTGGCTGGTCGAGTGCATGGCCGACCCTGAGCTGCTCGGCGGAAGCGATGGCCCGCTGTGGTGCTTGGACAAAGCAGAGGAGCCCGAAGAGGCCGCACGGCTGTTCATCGAGCTCACGAACTGCGAGAAGTTGAACGGAGAAAGTCAATGACACGAACCAAGACCAAGACCAAGACCGACCTCACGATCCACGACGCGCCGAAAGCCGGGCTCGATCCTGCACACTACATCGCCATCGATATCGAGACGACCGGGCTCGACCCCCGCAAGGATCGGATCCTTGAGATCGCCGTCGTCGTCCTCACCGAAGATCTCAAGGAGATCTACGCGTACCACCACCAGGTTTACGCGAGCCCGCTGCAGCTTGAGAGATGCGACGAGTACGTCCGCAAGATGCACCTGGGTAGCGGGCTCCTTGAGCCCTGGAACGGGGGTTTGCGGCTGAGCACCCCCCATCTGTACGGCGCGCGATTCCTGCTCGACGAGACCGAGGGGGAGCTGTGCCTCGTGATCGGCCGCAATTTCGGCGAGGTCAAACCGACCCTTCTCGGCCAATCCGTGCACTTCGACCGGGGGTTTCTGGAACACTGGATGCCGCTCGCCGCCGAGCGCCTCTCGCACCGAAACTTCGACGCGCGCACCGCGATCGAACTGTTCCCGGGCGCCGGTTGGCCTGTGCACAAAGGGTCTCCCCACCGCGCGATGCCGGATATCCAGCGCTCAATCGCGATCTTGCGCAGGGCTCGGAGCTTCGGTCCCAGACGCAACGTCACACCAGCACCGAACTACGGCACCGTGTTCCCCGAGAGTGACGCGAACGGAGAGGCGGGCTGATGGTCGACGCACCAAACCCCGCCCCCGTACCTATCGAGCAGCTGATCGGCTCTGCAGACAACCTCGCCGCGGCCAACGCCCCTACGAACCTCGCCGCGGCCAACGAGTTTGAGGAGCTGGTGGCGCTCATCGAGACCTCGGACGAGGCCGTTGCGGTGCTCAAGGTGGTGCAGGCGAAGATCCGCGGCCTGGACAAGACCCGCAAGGACCTCAAGGCACCCTCGCTGGAGGCGGGCCGGAGGGTAGACCTGTTCTTCAATCCGGCGATTCGCAAGTACGAGGCGCTCAAGGATGAACTCAAGGCCCGCATCCAGAAGGATTTGCGGGAGCAAAAGGAGGCGCAGCGAAAGCAGCTCGAGGAGGCTGCGAAGATCGAGGAGCCTGCGGCCGCCAAAGCTGCGGTAGTTGAGGCTCTTGCGGTGCCCGTCGTGCAGGCGAAGACCCGGAGGTACCGCCTCGTGGCCATTCAGAACACCGCGCTGATACCTCCCCGCTACCTGGTACCCGATATGGCCGCGATCGAGGAGGGTCTCGACGAGGGGGAGACCATCCCCGGTGTGGTGGTCACGTACGAGGAGCGGGTGATCGCGTGACCGCGAAGCAACTAACCGAAACTCAGGAGACGATCGCCGTGGCACAGTGGCTCAAGCGGCGCAAGATCTTCTTCTGTCACGTCCCCAACGAGGGCCACCGAGGTTCGAGGGAGGGGAGCATTCTCAAAGCGATGGGCACGCGCAAGGGCATCCCCGATCTGCTGATCTTCTCCACCATCCCGGAACCGTTTGCCACGCCGGACGGGCCGCGCGGGTACGCCATCGAGATGAAGCGGGCCGCCGACGCAGCCAAGCCCCCCGCAGGTGCCACACCTGCACAGCTGTACTGCCTCGAGCAGCTGCGAGATGCGGGCTGGGAGGCGGCCGTTTGCTACGGTGCGGCCGAGGCCATCGCGCAGCTCGTGGCTTGGGGCTTCCCTGAGGAGAGCGCGCTATGAGCACGAAAACCTCACGCAAGCGACTGCGCCGAGCCAGAGAGCGGCGCAAGCGACGGCTCTATCCGCACGTTCGGTACCGCCTCGAGGATATGACGGCGATGCTCAAGCGCCTCTACCCACAAGGGTGGATGTTCGTGCCGTACTTCAAGGGATCGGTGTTCGGCATCCGCTGGTACGCGGGCGGGATCGATGATCTCGTCTACGACGAGAACCCTCTTTGGGGGATGTTGTCAAAGAATGAAAACTTCTCCGAGACCAGCCCGCGGGCTTGAACAGCGAAGTGCCGTGACACGACTCATCCACACCAACACCACCACAGCCAGCGGCGTCCCGGTCGCGCAGGTCCAAGACGGTACTCATCGGTACTGGATCGATAGGGACGGCTGGTGGAGGTTCGCCCGCTTCCCCTGGCCGGACGACGGCAGGAGCTACCCCCACGGCAAGGCTCGTTCACTGCTCGGCGCTGTTCGCCGCGCGCGGCGGGGGCTCCTCCGATGATCGTCGGCGATGATCGCTGGGTTGTGTACCTCTACATGACCGAGGTGTTTGACCGGACGGTTTGCGAAGCACGCACCGAGGACAACGAAGCCCGCTACCTCACGCACGATGAGAGGGAACGGTGCACCCGGTTTGCAGCCACGCTGCGTGGACAACTCGGGCTGGCCTCGGTCCCGAGACCGAGGTACCTGGACAGGTTCAGCGCGGATGGAATCGCCGAGCACGCAAGGGATATCCTCCGATGAACAGCCCCCGAGACCCAACCCCCGCCTGGGAGCTTCGCGTCGCAGCGGCCCGCGCCGCACGGGCCAAACACCGCACCCGTACACCGAAGAAGATGCGGACGGTTCTCGCCGAGTACCGTCGTCGCAAGGCTCGGATGGTGGAGCGAGCGCGGCGCGAGGTCGGGTACAGCCATTGCCCGAAGTGCCTGCAGCCGTACCCTGCACCGGACGGCACCCCGTGCAGCTGTGCGGCGAGTCAACGATGAGGTGTGCCGAGCCGCGGCTAAGCCCTGTTGATCCCTGACGCACGGCGTTCGCTGTCTGTCATCAGGTTTTCGGATTTCATATCCTCGGTCTGGATCGCCTTGCGCCCCCGCTTCGGGGCGCCGGGTGGCTCCATTCCGGGGTTGGCCTGTGTGTTCCCGCTGATCGCCTCTTGGATCTGCAGGTAGATCCCCGGCCGCTGTGAGTCGTCGAGGGGCATGCGAAGCATCTGCCCCAGCCGCGTACGAGCGCGCCAGTCAATGGCCTTGCCGGCACCCACGCGCTCTCCTACCTCCTCGAGCACGCCATCGCGAACGGTAGCCATCAGCTCGGGGTGGACTGCATCCAGCGCGTTCAGGTGCTCAGGAGCCAACAGGCCGGTGACCAACCGCTCCAACGTCCCGTACGGGTCGGTGATCGCGGTGACCGCCATCTCGTAGCGCTCCACTTGGACAGGATCGACGAGCTCCGTCCCGCCCGAGAAAAGCGGCTTGTACGTCTGGGGCTCCACCGACTTGAGGTACGCCACCGCCCGCGCTGCTGTGGTGTACCGTGCCCGGTACGTGTTCGGCGCCTCGGCCAGCAGAACCTCATCGTCGAGGTGCTCCATCAACTTGAGCGGCTCCACGGTGTAGTCGTTCACCTTGTCACGGACCGCGAGCGCGGCCTCTCTGCGACGGCGGGTGGACTCGTAGGTGGTAACGCCACGGCGCGCCGCAGAGGGCACTTTCGCCGCAGCGCGCCCTACCGTGGAGGTGGACGGCAACCCGTCCATTAGTTGCCCTGCGCCGCTGATGATCCCGCGTTCACGGAGCTTCATCGACTCCACGACGTTCATCATCGTGGCCACTGCCCGAAGGGACGAGAACGGTTTGGTAAGCGCCCCGACAGCGCCGCCGACGATGGCGCCCGGCACCCCGCCGATCCCGAAGCCCACAGCCGTCCCCACTGTAGATGCCGCTTGCACGCCGACGTTGGAGGGTGAGTGTCCGCTCTCGCCGGCCTGGCGGATGCGATAGAACGCTTCGGTCTTCTCGATCAGTGAGGCGTTGTCTTTGATCGCCTTGTCTTTGGCTTTCCGCGCCAGCTTGAACTCTGCGATCTGTGCGCGGAGCTCGGGCGTCAGGTCGTGATTGCGCTCAAGCACCTCGATCGCCTTCGCCCGTGCCTCGAACACCGCCTCGAACCCCGCCTCTTTGGTCGCACCCATCCGCCCGCGCGCAAGCGTTAGAAGCGGAGTGATATCGGCATCGGTAGCGCCCTTCTCAAAGAGCTTTCCCAGCGCGGGGGACTTTTTCTTGAGCTTCGCAGCGGCGTCGATCCCCGTCACCCATGCCTGCAGGTTCTCACCGTGCTCGCGCGCTGCGTCCCCGTAGAGCGCTGCATCGGTCGTGTGGTCGCGCGCGGCCTTGGTGAAGTGCTGGGCTGTCTGGGCGGCGTCGAGCGTTTCGGGACGAGCGTTCCTGCTGTGCTCTGCGTACCGCCCCTTCTTCACCGCAGCGATGTCCTGCCGCAGCCGGTCTACCGCACGGAAGGCTTCCCCTCCGGATACCGCGGCGTCCTCGAGCTTCGCCACACTGGCCTCGTGGTACCGTTGAAACTTGGTGAGATCGGTGATCTCGTCAGGGGAGAGGTGCGGGTTCGCGAGCCGCTTTTCAATGTCGGCCAACTGGCGCTGCACGAACCCCAGCGCGTTCCCGCGAGCTGCATCGGTCTCTGCTTGGGTGAGCTTGCGCTCCGCGTTCCCGATGCGATGGTCCGCGCCGGTCTGTTTGCGGATGCCCTCCCATACATCGTTCATCTTGTCGACGGGCGTCTTGAGGCGCTCGGCGAGCGCGGCGCGCGACTTTTTCGCAGCCTCCGGCCCCTCGAGCAAGATCCGCCGTCCCTCCTTGGTAGGGAGCATATCCTCGACCACCGTGCGAAAGTCCTCCGGCGCAGCGCCGGTAGCCTTCGCCCACAACTTGATCGCCTTGTCCTTCGCTCCACCCCCGCGGGCCAGCTTGCCCGCGGTCGCTGAGGCACCCTCCCCTACGGTCGCCAGCCCTCGGGCGGCCTTCGCCCCGCCGGCGAGCGCTCCGTGCATACCGACACCCAGAACCGCGCCGAGCCCTGCACCCTTGACCGCGTTGCCGAAAACGCGGGATGCCGTGACCTCAGGACCTCCTAAGGCCTCCTCGCCCAAGGTCCGCACAGCACCTTCAACGCCCCCCTCGAACGCCGCGCCAGCGGCCGCGCCGGCGAGACCACGACCTGCGGCGATCTTTGCACCACCTTGCGCTACAAGCCCTGCAGGGGAGTATTTGAGAGCGGTCGCAGCACCTCTGGCGAGAGCACCTCCCCGCACAGCTCCGGTAGCTGCCGCTGAACTGCCGCCTGTCACGAGAGCCGGGAGCACCGCGCCGGCCACCTCCAAGGGCGCCATACCCTGGCGCTCAGCTTTCATGACCTCAGGATCGGCGCCGAGTTTCTCGGCCGCCCAGTCGCTCACCCCGAGCGTCATGCCGGACGCGATGGCGCTCACACCGCCGCGGATCGTGCCCCCGATCGAGGACGCACTTTCACGCAGCACCTTCGCCTTCGCAACCTCGTCTGGGACGAGCTGAAAGCCCTGCGCACGCGCAGCCTCGACCTTGGACTCGTCGATCTCGAGTACGGCGGTGCCGCGCGTGACTTTGACTTTACCCATCGCGCAGGATCTTAGCACCGAGCTCTTTGGCGATGTCCTTCGTCGAGCGCCCTGTCACCGCGTAGGGTGCCCAGGCATCCTTGCCGAAAGTGCGAATGATGTTGTGCTTCACGTGCTCCATCGCCTCGTCGCTAGCGGCTGTGAGCGCCCCGTTCACCTTCCGCGCCGCGCGCTCACGCTCGGCCATCAGGTTGCCCATGAGCTCCTCCGTACCCCAACCCGCCTTGTTGAGCGCGTCCTGGTCGGCCTTCTCGTCTTCTCCAATGACCGCACCAGAGTTGGCATAGAGGATATCGATAGCGATGCGCCGAAGATCGTCCCGTACGTCGCGACCTTCTTCTGTCCAGATGTACGTCCCGAAGGTACGCCCCGCGGGGACGGAACCCTCGTGTTTCTGCAAGAACTTGTCTAGAGAGTCGACAACCGCGATGTGCTTGTGAACGTTGCCGATCACGCGCTCGGCCTGCCGCTCGGTAAACTCCTTCCGCTCCTCACCCTTCAAGTGCGCACCCTCTTGGGTCTTGCGCGCTTCTTCGCGCACACGGAGGTCGAAATCAGAATCCTTCACCGCAAGTCCTGGTGCGCGAGTTTTCGCCCCGGACTGGTCTTTCCCGAGCCGCCCAAGCTCCTCCATCTTGAGCTTACGCGCGGCCCCGGAGACGGCCATACCGCGCTTGGTGATCGTGCGAGGAGCGGTTGCTGCGGTGTACTCCACCTGATTACGCAGGTCATCCGCAGCCTCCCGTACCGCGAGAGCGTCCTTGGTGAGCTGCGCGCGAACGATCTCTACGTTGCTCCGGGCCACCTCGCGCTCGAGCGCGGCCGCGGCCGAGTCGAGCAGCTGAGCCTTGTATTCCTTCTGCTGGGACGTGACGTCCAACCCCGACCGCCGGAGCTCCGAGAACATCGCTCGCGAAGACGCGGCCGCGTCGTCGAGCAGATGGATATCCGACTCAACTTTGTTGAGGCTGGCCACCTGCTCGTCCCAGTCCCGCTGCGCCATCGCGTTGACGGCATCCAGCGTGTAGTGCGATCCGCCCAGCCCCCCTGCAATGGCGCCGATGAGGGTAAGGATCTTCTGCCCGCCGGTCTGATTGTTGAAGAACCTGTTGGCGTCAGGTGCGGGCATCGCCTCGCGCTGCTCTTGCAGCCGGTTGCGCGCCGCCATGATCTTGGTGGTCGCCTCGTCCTGATCCCGCTGGTGCTCGCGAGCGATCTCCACCTGCTCAGCGCCCGCCTTCTCGCCGCGCTCGTGGATCCGCGCCGCCTCCGTCGCACCCTGGACGATCGCCTCGGCCTGTTCGGTGGTGCCAGCCATGAGAGCCTTCTCCGCGATGAATCCCGCCTTGCGCTCACCGGGCGCACCCTGCTCCCCGAAAGCCTCGATGTCGACAGTGTTCGCGCGCGCCTCCACCTCGGCCTCGTACGCGGCGCGCTGGCGGTCGATATGCGCCATGTTGGTGGTGAGTGCTGCCTCGTTTGCAATCACCTCCCACCGCGCATTCTCTTTGTGCAGCTGGAAATCCGCCGTCCGCCGCAGCTGGTAGTCCTCGAGCGTTTCGCCTTCTTCTCGCGCAGGGGGTTCGTACGCCTCGATCGCCGCCTGCTCGGTCAGGTCCGCTCGGTACGGAACAAACTCCGTGGTGTCGATCATCGACTCGTCCCACGGTGCGGCCGGGGCACCTCCCTGCAGTTCGAGTTGATCTCGCTGTGCGAAAGGGTACTTGAGGTTGTCGCGCGTGACGGACGTGGTTTGCAGCAGCTCTGCGCGCAGCTTGGCGTACTCGTCGGAGTCTCGGCTCATCTGATCGGCATTGATGCCGTAGGCGTTGGGTCCCGCCAACGGAGCCTCAGCCACCCCGCCAGGCCCGGCCATCGCGGCCTCTTGGCTCGCAAGGATGGCATCCGCTTGCTCGAGCACATCCATAGGGGGCTCGGGCTCAACAGGAGCCACGTACCGGTCGGGCGCCCCTGCGGTGAAGTCGTCCGCAAACCCACCCCACACGTCCCCGAAAGATGTGGGATCGTAGTTCGGATCGGGCGCGGGCGCGGGCGCAGATGCCGTGGGCAAAGGGGCAGGAGGCTCCAGATCGGGGTACCTGTTCGGACCAACGTTGAAAAGTGCCATTACGCGTAATCCCCTCCCAGCGTCATATTTCGCCGTCGAGGATCAACCTCGCCGTTCGGTAAGTTCGGCAACCCCCTGGCCTGCTGCCAATACTGCTGGCCGGTACTGGCCAGGCCGCCCCCACCTTGAGCAAGCGCCGCCTCCAGCTCACGAATCCGCTTCTCCTGATCCGCCCCGGAGGCAAGCGCCAGGCTCATACCCCCTGCGACGTCCACCTGCTTCCCTGCGGGTGTGTTCTGCACGAGCTGGCTCCCTGCGGGGGTCTTCTCCAGATCTTGAGCCATGATCCCGATCTTCTGCCCACCCGGCCCGTACTCCGGACTGGCGTACTGGTAGGTCGACGGTTTCAGCTCGGCCATCGCCTCACTGGCCGCGACGTCACCGCGGCCAACGTCAGTCTTCACCCGCTCGTCAGAGAACGCACCGTGGCCGATTTGCTGTGCTGCGGGAAACGGTCCCTCTATAGGCGGGCTGCCTACACGCTCGCTACCCGGACGCAGCGGAGGGCTGTACCGTTGAGGCGGAGGTGCGGGCTGTTGGGGTGGCCCGCCGGGTGCTTGTGCCGAATGGAACAAGCCGACCAGCCCTTGAAGCGCCCTCTCGAGCGGCGCCTCGACAGGGGCCTGCGGGGGCTGGGGCGCTGCCGAGAGTCTGCTGGCCTCGGCCTCGCTCGCCGACTCGCCCTGGCTGATGTCGGTCTTCACCCGCTCATCGCTCATGGTCTTGCCCGCGGCAACTGCCGAGTCCACCCCTTTGGAGCCCGCCATGACCCACTGCTGATTGCGTGCCGCCTGGCTGTCGCGCTGTCCGATGTTCAGACCCCGCTGCGAAAGGTCGGCATCGAGCTGCATTCCAGCACCTCCCATCCGCATCTGCTCGGCCTGCATCTGCCGGTCTGAGCTTTGCCCAGCCATGGTAGAGGCCAAGGTGGCCTGGCCTGCGCGTGCGGCCTCCATCTCCTGAGCCCGAAGCTGCGCGATCTGCTGCTGCCCGCCCATCTGCGCCGCGCCCGACATAGCAGCCATCTGCCGACCTTGCGCGGCCATGTTTCCGCCGCGCCCGCCCGCGATAGCGGACTGGAAGTTTCCCACGTTGGCCGCGGTCTGCTGCTGCAGCATCAGCTGAGCCTGTGAGGGCGCATTGCCGCTCGCGGCGCGGCGGTACGCATCGAGAGCCGCCGCCTGCTGGGCGCGGTCCGTACCGTACGCGGCGCCCGAGGTGCCCGAGAGGCCTCCCATCCGCGCCTGCTCCGCGGCGAAATCCCGACCGAGCTCGGGCGCGGCGACCGTATCCTGATCGCCCTCACGCCGCTTGCGCCGACGCTCGCGCCCCTTCTTGCCCCAAAGGCCCTTTGAGCCACGAACGGCGCCAGCTACTGCGGGAATGACGAGGGGGAGGGGCATGGTTCAGACTCCTACTTGGCCGACAGGTACGCGTCGGGTGCGTGTTTTCTGCCCGATCTCCAGGGTGATCGAGACAATTCGCAGGTTTTCGGTAGCGGGGACGACGCCGCTCTCGTAGATCCTCAACATGATAGCACTACACTTGGGCAGCGATGGTCGTAACCGCATGTAGGCGGGCGCGGGGCTACTCCACGTGAAGGTGTCGGTAGGGAGCGTTTCGTCGTACTCCCCGTTGATGTCGTGGTAGACGTCGACGCTCACCTCGCCCGGGTCTACACGCTCCGTTTGAATCCCGATCGAACGGATGCGCACCAGACCCGAGGCACCCGCGAGGTGGATCCATTCGGTCTGAGCGTCCAGCGGGATAGGGATCTCCACCGACGAGAAGTTTTCGTCCGAGTAGTTGGTATCATCGTCCCCCCTCTCGACGGCCAGGCCGTTCTCTGCGAGCACCACGTGACAAGTCTGGCCCATTCGCCCGCGCCAGGCCACACCGCTCTGCAGCACGGCCGCGGTCCCTGAGGCGAACGATGCAAGAGGGTGGATCGCCCAGATCTTGAGCTCGTAGTTGTAGTCGAGGATGGTAGGGGAGACGACCGAACCCGCGGGCTGGCGGTTGCAGACGTACCGCACAACATGACGATCCTCGAGGAGCGTACCCTCGCGGACGTTGCCCAGCGTGCGGACCAACTCGGACAGCGCCGCGCCGGCACTCGCATGATCCAGCTGTTGCTCGCGATTGAGCAGGTAGAACCCTTTGGCGGACTGGAACAAGATCCCCGCAGGGGTGTAGACGACGGAGCCCTCCTCTACACACCCGGTGTCGGTAGCGATCACCTGCAGGTCGAGCGTCGCGTTCGCTCCCGTTGCGTCGTTCCCCTCGCCGGTCAGCGCGTAGATGCCATCTCGCGTGAAGATGATCAGGTCGTTGTCCATCGCTTGCATTGCGACGATGAACCCGCGCGAATCGAAACGGTATTTGTTGGTGTCGAAGTGCTCAGCCGCAGCGTTCTGCAGACCTAACGGAAGAAACTCATCGCTGTATTGGATGATGTTCGGGTCATCCATCGGCACCGAGAAAAGTCGGTTTTTCCATTTCGCGGGCGCTCTTGCGCTGACGCTTGGTGTAGGTGTCGCTAGGTTGTACTGCAGCGTCTCGGTGTTCAGCTGCCACGGAAGCAGGTCGTTGTACTGCAGGTCATCACTGGGCAGGATATCGGTGATGCCTGTCACCGCGGGGATCGACGCATCATTGACGGGGGTGTCCCCGAGCCCCATCCCCGCAACGTTGCCGCTGAACACACGCCGAAAGAGGAGCGACCCGTTAGCCTCACCCTCGGGCGAGCCGGTCAAGAGCGCGGTTCGCCAAAACTCGAGCAAGATGCGCGGCGCATCTGGGTAGTGGTGCCTGTCGTCTTTGAGGGTGAGCGGTACAGTGCGCGCGGCGTAGGTGAACGCGTCCGCGTGCAGCGGTCCTACGGTCACCGACTGCGGCGTGCTCGGGGCCGATCGGTGCACCACCCCCTGGAGGTCCGTCCACGAGTAGGTGCCGACGACCCAGTACACCCCCTGTTGGTGTATCCCTGTACCACCGCCGCCGGTGCCCGTCTGGACCACCTCGATCTCGGGCGCGTTCGTGAACCCAACCTCTACGAGCTGGCGCCCGTCGTACTGGGAGAGAACACCTCCGGCGATCAGGAGCCCCGAGGCTACTTCAAGGTTGCGCCCGATCGCATAGGGCGAGTACCCGCGAAAGTTCAGTGCGGCCGGTAGTGCAGGTTCGCGCGTGGGGTCCGCTGTGTCGCGCCGCCGCGTCCAAGGCTCCTCGTGGAAGTGCCGCACCCCTTTGACAGCCGCTTGCGCCCGGTCGCGCTCACCGTCCTCGACGTCACTATCCTGGCTAGCGATGGTGCGCTCGAAGTGCAGCGCGGCCAGCACTACAGACTTCACGTTGGGCCCTTGGGTGAAACTCGGGGCGTAGCTGACGCTCGAGATATGGCCAACCCGGGTGTCGGCCACGGAGTTGACGAGCTCTTGGTCGCTGCTCGGACTACTTCCCGACGCGCGCCCGTCGAAAGATCCGTTCCCGAGGATGCTGCAGGCAATCGCACGGATCGTCCCCGCTCCCTGCACCGCGCTCCAGTCACGGCGATTGAGTCGTACCACGTACCCGAAGGTCTGATCCCACGCACGATTGGCGATGCTCACCGACTTGGCGCTGACCAAGCAGTAGACCTCGTGCTCGTCGTAACCGTTCGCCCGTGTCCAGGGGCGCGAGACCATATGCAGCCCGGGTGTCCACTGCACCGAGGTGGAGACAGCCGCGCCGGATCCGAGAGCACATTCTCGGTAGAAGATCCCCCGCTCTTTTGCAGCCCGGCCGCCCGCGGTCTGCCCGGCCTGTAGGGCGTACTCGGCCACCAAAGCACAGGCCGAGAGGCCAGGAAACTGCACAAGCCCAACCTGCGCAAACTGACTGGCCGCCAGCCCTGTCGAGACGGTGGCGAAAGTGAAGTTCAGACCATCCGCACTGTCGTGCTGGGTCAACAACAAGGCGTTTCCCACCGCCTGGAACGCGACCCCCACCACGGCATCGGCATCGTCGTCTGCGACCAGGGAGAGGAGCCGGTTGACCACCGTGTTCCCCCCGGACGTCACACTCCACACCGTATCCGTCCAAGCGTAGTCCGCTTCGTACCGGGCGAGCGCGTAGTCCCCGTAATCGACCCCGCCGATATCGGCGATGTTGTCGATCCAGGCCACCACAAACTCGCTGGTGGTCCCATCCCGAACAACCGCGTGGTCGTACATCGCCCAAGTAGAGTTGTGGATGGCCTGGCTGCTTTGGTAAGTCCAGGTCAGCGCCAGCGCGCCTACGTCGATGGTCGCTCTGTGGATTGCCGATGCGCCGCCCGAGCTGTCGGACTCGATCCAATGGGCCACGAAGATCCCGTTGTCGAGCCCTAGCACCTTGGGCATATCCCCGACGTGCCGAGCATCGCCGTCCGCCTCTACATCGCGGACAACCCCCGACCACACGATCACAGAAACCCCGCCAGGGTTCTCGATCTTGATGGTGGCGTCGATCGTGTTCCGGGCGACGTTGCGGTACACAAAGCAGCGGTAGAACTCACCCCCGCTTTCCAGGCTCGCGACGTCCGGCTGATCTACTCCTGCGTACGTGGCGGTGACGACCATCGGGCGATTCTAGCACTAGGGCTCGAGCACGACGAGGCGAGCATCCAGAGCCGCGACGGTTGCGGTCAAACTTTCAAGTGCGGTCTCGACGGCCGCGAGACGTCGTTCGATCTTCTGCAGATCTCGCTCGACCTCACGCGCCAGGCGGTTGTTGTCCTTGTCCCGCTGTGTACTGAACCGCCCCATGGCTCAAATCTCGGTCCCCATACTCGAGGACACCACGTGCTCGATGGCGTACCCGCCCCGAATGACTGGTCCCCTTCGGTTGATGGTGCCGCTCGCGTGCAGCCCCGTGACGTTCCCGCCCAGCGACACCACCGCGTAGAGGTAGTCGTGACCGATCACCACGAGCTCGCCACGCAGCAACCCGAGCGCGTGAAAGACGTCCTCGCTGTCCTCGGCGACGTTCACCACGGCATCGAGATCAACGAGGGTGTGCCCGCGCCGCTTGCGGAGCATCCCGCTGGTGCGGTTGTCCACATTGAGCGGGGCGCGGAGCACTCCGGGCGCTCGGAGCAACCGTGCCGTTTTCTCGTCGGGGCCTTCTCCGAGGGGGATCTCCACCTCGGTCCATTCCATCCGCTGGACCACTAGGCTGCCAACACTCCTTCGCACCGCACGCACAGTCTGATCCCACCGATATTGTCGAACTGCAGCGCGTTTGTCGGGACCGTGTACGTGCCGATGGTTGCGGGTGGGGCCACCGATGGGTCTCCCACCGTGAAGTTGCTCGAGCTGTCCGATATCAGCGCGAGTTCGGGGCCACGGTTCGGAGTGCCGGCCGTTGGACGGATCCACTCCATGGGCGCCGTGATGGGGTCGCCGTTGGCTGCGGAGCTGGCCGCGTTCTCGATGTAGCCGATGTTGGTCACCGTGCCCGCACCAGCGTTGTCGGAGCCAGCGTGTGTGATGGCGGGCGTGAGCACCGCCTGGTTAGCCACCTCGACCTCTGTCCCACCTGAGACCCGCACCCACTGGTTGGTTGCGGTGCCAGTCATGCGTCCAAAGTTGCGGACCAGCGTCGCCCCGTTGATCGTGGGCTGGAGCGGGTCGGAGGCAAAACTGCCCCCCTGGTAGACGTAGGCGAGCGGCTGGTTGGTCGCGTCGTGCAGGTTGGCGACGAACATGTCCAACGCCACAGGGATGCTCGGTCCGATCGCCGGCATGGTGACCGTCTGGGTGAGGACAGCGTTTGCGTCGAGCGTTGCGTCCGTAAAGTCGGTGTGGTGCCCAATGATCAGCGGATCGGCTGCGCTGCCCAGCTGGGCGCGTCCGGCAAACGGTGCTTGCTCGGTGATGAATCGGGCCATGAACGTGCCCGCGTAGACGGTCGAGACGGTGCCCGCGTGTGCTGGCGGTGCCGCAGTGGTGGCGTCCGTCGGCATGGTCGACGTGCTTTGAACAAACCCCTGGTTCGTCCAGTCGCCTACGTGGCTCGCGGCGGACACGTTGCAAATGCCGTGCGTCGTGGTCGTGCCGGCGCCGTAGCAACTCAGCCACAGTTCGTCCGCTGCCTCGACCTCGAGGAGCGTGTCGGCGTCGACCCACAACGTGTGCCAGCCGTCGGCGCCGAACGTCGCGAGCTCCTGACCGAAGTCGTACAGCAGCGTCGAGCCGGTGATCGGCGTTGTCGTCGAGGTCCCGCTGTAAAGTGCCCAGTGGGCGCGCTCGGCGTCCGTGGCTGACCACCCCGCACCAATGTAGATCTGCAGCGCGTAGATGCGCCTCGTATCCCCCGCGGGGACCGTCATGTGCTGGGTCGTGCAAATGCCGTTTAGCGGCCCATCGACCATCCCCGACCCGCTGTCGTAGCGGTGGGTGTGCATGCCCAGCATGCCGTTGCGCTCGTCGGTGTCGACGGTCGCGTTCCCGCGGTCGTCCCAGTCCGCGGCCGATTCCGCGACCACTCCCGGTCCGGAGTAGTTCACGTCGGCGCCGTCGCTGGCGGTCAGACCCCAGTTTGGAAGTGCCGCGACGCCCGCTGCAATGGCCGTTGCCGCCTGCGCGGCTGTGTCCCCGCTCGTCAGGTCGACCGCCGTACCGGTGCTGCCCGACAGTTCAGCCACTGCGAGTCCAGGGTCGGCACCGTTCCCGTCAATCGTGACGTAGACGTACCGGGTCGTGCCAAGTCGGTGGTACCAGCCCTGATAGTTCGTCAGCCGCCCAGCACCAAGCGCCCAATACCAGTCATAGATGACCGGAGCGCGCACGGTCCACGAAGACGTAAATAGCTCGACGGCCCCGCCCCCGATCGTGATCGGCATGACCGTGGCTGGCCCGACTGTGATCGGCGCAACTGTGGTTGGGTCGACCATCTACGTCACAACAGCGCGAACTTGGATTTCCCAGCGGTCCACGGACCCACTCTCCCCCGCGATGGTGTGCATTCGGACGCCAAAGAGCCCTCCATTCATCGCCACTGAATGAACGTCGCCGATGTTGGCGCCCGTCACCTCTCCGCGGTTGGCGATTGAAGGGCTGGCCTCCCCTGCATCATCCGCGCGCAACACCTCTTGAAGAAACTGCATCGAGTAGGTGCCCTGCGGCGCGACAGGGACCCCGGCTGCGGTAACCCCTACGACCGTAACCTCCGCTTGAATGTTCTGCCCCTCGCCACCGCGGTCGACGTGGGGGATCTCCCGGGTGCGCGGCCACGTGCCGCACGTTCCCGTCGAGTCGGCAGCCGACTGCGGGGTCCAAGTGCCCCCGGGTACCGTGAGCACCGCCGTGGTGCGCACCCGCGTAGACGCCCAACGGATCGAAAACTCATCCCCAGCTGCGTAGCTCGAGCTGTCGATGTACCGCGCAAGCACCTCACCAGACCCAGCGACCAAGAGCGCGGCGTTGATGGCGTCGCTGATGCCCTCTGCAACGTCCGACTCTGCGTCACCACCACCCGCGGTGTACGTGACGCTCGCGAGGGTTTGCCCGTTCGAGTTGAGAAGGGTGAGCACGTAATCGCCAGCGGCCGCGCCGGTGATCGTGTACTCCCCTGTGTTGAGCGGCAGCTGCTCCCCGAAGTAATCGGGATCATCCGCGTCCACATCCGCGGTAGCGTCGGGGCCCTTCACACACAGAATGTGGAAGTCCCGGATCGACCGCTTGTTGATGTACTTCTTGATTGCGGCTTTGGAGTAGCTCATTACGCGGCGATCCTAGGCCCGGGGGCCGGTTTGAAAGCGATCTGAACCTCGAGGGACCCCTCGGTCAATGCCACACTTGAGCCCAGCTCGATGGTGAGTCGGGGAAGGTATGCCGCTTCGTATCGCGGCTGGTACTCAGCCACCGAATCCGCCGCAACAACACGCCCTGTGGTCGCCACGGAAGTGCTCTCAAGGATGCCATCGGCGTCCGCCGTGTTCCCTACATAGGCCAGGCGGCCCACCCCGAACGAGGTGATCCTCTCCATGGAGCAGATACCTCGGATTGCGTGCGTGGGGAAAGGACGTTTGCCCACCACGTTCAGATCGAACGAGGCGAACTGCGCCACGGTGATCAGCGCAGGGTCGAGCTCCAGCAGAGCGGTTGCCATGGTCGGCGAGGTCTCGGTGGAACCCAATGTGCCGGTCCCCGGCGCGTCCTCGTTGGTCAGCGTCACACCAGAGACACCCTCCAGCGTGACCACCTCGGCGACCTCCGCGGTGTTGTTGGCGCTCTCCACCACAGCCAACAACGCGCCGTTGCTCTCGATGTCGTCCTCGAGACCACTGGCGATCTGGGTGTTGGTCTCACCCGCGGCTGTGAAGCTGTACGGCTGGTAGCCGTTCGGCAGGGAGCTGTGATTGATGCGCCCGGAGTAGATGCCGTTGTCTGCCGTCCCGCCGACCGTGAGGTCGAAAGTTTGCCGTGGAGGTAGCGTCTCCACCGCCACAGCGGCGATGTTCGGATCCATAACGATGGTGCACAGGTCGGTACCATCGTCGTCAGCGGATTGCACAACCCCCGCGAGGGTGGTGCCGACGAGCGCCTCGATGTCTGCCTCGTGTTGAACAGCCATCGCCGCGGCGTTGGCCGGAACCCCGCCCGCGCGCGTGGTGGTCACCTCGACAGGCGCCCCTAGGCCCCCACCCGAGAACGTGGACACGTAGGGACCATCCACAAGAGTACCCGCGAACTGCACAGTGGTCTGCTGAGCGTTCTCGTACTCGGCCGACACATCGATCAACCCCTGCCCCTCTACCCAGGTGATCGTGACGATACCCGCCGCATTCCCGACGGTGTTCGCAGCTGCGGCGAGCGTTGGGTTGGCGTCTATCGCGGCGTCCAGTGCCGCTCCCAACGTGACGTTGGTGTCCGAAACGTCCGCAAGGACCGTGAGCACAATCGGGTCCGCGAGCGGCCCTCCTGAAAAGGTGACCGTCGCGGTACCCGCCTCAAAGTTTGCGGCCGCGATCGTGATCAGCGTCGTCTGCAGTGTGGCCGCTGCTTGATTGAGCGCCAGATCCCGGGCGAGGATTCGCGCGACCCAGCGGAACGAGGGCGTCCACACCCACGGGCAAGGCCTCATCATCGCATCAAGCACCCGGCGATTGCCTCCGTTGCGACGACCCCCGAGTTGTCCAAAGAAGTCCTTGAAGTTGGGCATGCTAGAGCTCTTTCAGTGGTGCCCACGGGATGAAGACCTCAACGATCCCGGCGACGACGGCATCGACGTTAGCACCTGTGGCTGTCAACAACAGCTGGGGTTCAAACGCCGACTCTGGGTGCTGCGCGTATTCAGCTGCCGCTGGGGTTGTGTAGTACCCCAACGCCTCGCCGAAAACATCGGTAGCTGTGAGCAACCCGTTCGGGTCCGTGGCGTCGCCGAGCTCCACATCGAAGTCGCTGATGGCCCCTCCGGAGAAGGCGCGCACCAAGCGGATCTTGGAGCCTGCGAGAATGTCCACGTTCTGGGGAAACGTGTTCCGCGGAAAGACCGTGTTCAAGTCGATGGCGTACGTCCCCGCAGCGGGCAGTGTCAGCGCGGAGCTCGTGACATCTACAACCTGGTGGTACCAAAAGTCCCACTGTACCGGCCAGATGGATTGAGGGATGAAATGGAGCACGTCGGCGTTTGCCTGGCGTGCACCACCGAGTTTTACGGGAAAGTTGGCCATCTACGGTACTCCTAGACCCCTGCGGGCGTTGCGGTAGCCTCTGCGTCTGCGGACTCTTGCGATCCGCGGGCCGCCGCCCCCTGTGTTCCTGCGATGCCCCATCGCCTCGATGTCGGCCACCGTATCACGCATGGCGGCGAAATGGGGCGAGGGGTCCTCATCCGCACGTGCGCGGACTTTGGTGCAGGCAAACTCGATCGCGTACTCGGCGAACCCCGCCACGCCATCCCAGCTGTCCCCAGCCTCGAGCGTTGGTGGTGCGGGGGTGTACTCGATTGTGTAGGTACGCGCGCCTGGGTTCGGCGAAAAGACAATCCGGACCCCTGAGCCATCCACCCCGCTGCGCTGCACCCGGTAGCGCACGTTGCGCTGTGCGTGCTGGCGTTGGTGTCGCTCGCCGAACGGTTCCTCATACACCTGGATGGTGCGAGACCCCGCCGTGTAAGAGACCCCGTTCATGGTCATGAAGTCGGAGGGTAGCGCGTACTCGGAGGTCCCCGAGACCGTGGTCACGGTGCTCTGGGTAAGAAACCAAGTCGCATCCCGCGCCGCCAAGCGGTTGTAGACTTTGGCGATGCCCGCGTTCAGCCAGGGAATCAGGTCCCGTGCGTCCTCGATGAACGTAGAACTCAGCTGATCCGTCCTCGAACGAACCTGCACAATCATGTCGTCGATGTCTACGAGATCGGCCATGGGTCTACGGACGAGAGGTGACGGTCGGCGGGGCGCCTTGTAGCGTACTCCCCGATCCGACCGCCGGAGCGCTACTCAAAGAGCTCGGTCAGGTCAACCCGGACGTGGCAACCGGGCGATTTCACGACGAACTGGCCGTACCAGTACAGGTACGCCTCCAGGCCGTGAACATCGTCGGCAGACATGCGGAACCACTTACCTCCGTCGAGATCGAAGAACCGTGGGGTCTTGCCCAGACCGCACCACTGCAGATCCTTCATGTCGAGGAGCCACGCGGTGTAGCGCTGGCAGTGTCGCGATGGGTAGACCACAGCGGTACCACTCGCAAGCTGGACCTTGATCCCACTGTACGAAACTTCGAGCTTCTTGCCGTCGATCCCCTGGCCCGGGGTGATGTGCACGCGCGCCCGGTTGCCTAGGTCGTTCAGGAACACACCGTAGTCCAGGGTGTTCATGAAGATGTGCGACGTTCGCCCACCCAGGTTGTGCGCCAGCACGCCCGCGTTGACGAGCGCGCGCTCGATCGACCCATCAGGTTCGCCGGCCTGTGCGGTGTAGCGGATGCCCCCGAGCCGCTGGACATCGATGCTCCGATCCTGGCCGTAGAACAGCGCCGACGTCGGATTCTGCGGGGGGATCCACGCATCGAGCCCTGACAAAGCGAGCCCAAAGTCACCGTCTACGAAGAGGTAGTCATTGTCGCTGAACCCGCCATCTACGTCCCACGAGGCGGCGTCCGTGGTGAGGGTTCCGGCCACGCGATCGATCCCTGTGATCTCCTGCGGAAACCCATCATCCGACCCCGAGGTGCCGTCTGTGTTGGATGTGGTGACATACTGCCCTACATCCAAGCCCACCAGATCGGCGGGATCGGTGACCGTGAGAACAGCGGTGTCCCCGTCGTCGCTGATGCGCGCGACCGCGCCGCCCGCGTTGCGGAAAAGGTTCCGCTCGATCCGCTGCACCGCGTGGTCAAACGCCGACGTCGACTCCTCTTCGACGTAGTTGGTCTGGGCGCCTTCTTCGTTGCCCAACGCCTCGTACATCTGCGCCTCGATTTGCATCGTGACGAAATCCTCGGTGCGTGTGACGGTCCACCGACCAAACGCCGACGCCCCTGCTCGGGTGCGGCTGCGGGCGTAGGTCTTGGAGGCGCCCGGGGTTTTGGTGTAGCGGCTTGAGAACGCCTTGTTCAGCCCGAAGAAGTTTTCATTCTTCGGCAACATCCCCCAAAAGGGCGTATCGGTGAAACCGATCTCTGGAACAACACCGTGATACAGGGTTTTTGCGATTTCGGTCGCGTCAGCGATTGTACTGGTCATCTGGAATCTCCGGGCTAGCTACGTCGTTTTGCGCGTTGCGACGCTTCGATGCGTCTGGCTGCCTCGCGGCGCTCCTCAGGTGTGGAGGGAGCGCGTAGGGGTGCCGCTGCGGCGTGTGCGTTCGTTAGCGTAGCCGGGGAGTCCGGTGCTTGGGTCCTGCCGAATGCAGGGGTTGTCGGAGCCGACGCCTGTGCGGCGCCTTGTTGTGGAGCACCCCCGGTGTGCCGGGCGATGATCCTGTCTATCTTCTCTTGCTCTACTTCGTTGAGGTGAGCCGCGATTTGCGCATCTGTGATCTCGACACCCGCTGCTCGGTACTGCTTCATGACACCATACCCCAAACGCAGCCGTTCTGCAGGTGGGAGTGTCGCGAGGGCGGGATAAGCGTCCTCGTTGCCTGTGAAGGTCTGAAACTCGGCCTCCAGCTTCGCGTCGCGCGCGGCTTGATCGGCCTGTTGCTGGGTTGTGAGAACGTTCTGAACGCCCTTGACCTGCTCCTCGAGCGCCTGCAGTTGCGGCGTCAGCGCTTGCACCGCGGGCGTTGCGGTGACTTTCGTGGCGAGATCCCGAAGGTACTCCCGCTTCTGGCCGGGGGGTAGCGCATCGAAATACGCCTGCGCAACTGCGGCGCTGTCGGCGGGCTCTGGAGGTGCTGGAACGGTAGCGCCCCTCTGCGCTCTCCACATTTCGAGCTCGCGCCGGTCTTGCTCGGCTTGCTCGTTGGCAAGCCTCTCCTCGTGACGCTTCTGGATCAGCGCGGGCAGCTCATCAAGGGTGGGTAGTGCGTTCGGGTCCGCGGGCGGTTCTGCGGGTGGGGGTTCTACGGAGCCGCCCGTTGGGGGTTCGGGCGCCACTCGCTCCGCGTGCTGACGCGCTTCGATATCGAGCGCAGCTGTGCGGCGGTCGGCGATCGGATCGGTGGCGGGGGTATCAGGAGCCGCGGGCGCCGTGGGTACGTGCGCCGTGGCGAGGGGGTTGTGTCCTGTGAAGCTCATGGAGTCGGCTCGGGTAGCTGCTCGGTTGCCGGCGGCATGCCGGGATCTATCATCGGGTCACCCGGCGGCATGCCGGGATCCATCGGTCCCCCGGGATCCATCGGTCCCCCGGGCAAACCCTCTAACGGCTGCGGAGGGGCTCCCATCGCCAGCACCATTGCGTGCAGAGCTCTGAGTTTTTGGATCCCCTCCGGGCTCTCGTTGTGGTACTCGGCCATCTGGATCGACTGGGCGATCCGCACCACGGCGTAGTCGCGCGGCCAGTAGGTAGACGCGGCGATGTCCTCGCCATCGAGGCAGGCATCGATTGCGCGATTCACGATGTCGTGCCCTGCGCTTTTCAGGTCGCGGTATTGCTCGACGTCCGGAATATCGATCAGCGCATCCACCTGCTCGGGGTCGATGTCAGGCTTGATCTGCTGCAGTCGCATGATCTCGTCCATTCGTGCGCTGATCGAGTTGGACAGTCCGGACACCGGGTACACCCGCAGTGCGTAGATGTCGTCGTCTTTCATCTGCGCCTGGCGATACTCCACCAGCTCGAGTGAGTGCTTGCCTCCAAAAACCCGCTGTGCGGCTTCGGAGTTGGTAGCGGCGATCTCGTCGCCGTTCTCGAGGAGCATGCGCGCGCAGTCCATCGAGAGGTCTTCGTACCCTTGGGCTTGGGGGTTGAAGCGGCTGGAGGTGCTGTCGTTGTAGACCTGCATCCCCTTGCCGCTCTCGATGCCCTCGGGCTTCACGGCGCCTGCTTGGAGTTGCGACACCCCGAGTACCTGATACGCGCGTGCGGCCAACGTGTGCTCTCGTTGCATGACCGCAGGATTGATCACCGGAGAGAACACCTGCAGCGCTTCGGAGACCGAGCCGTTGACCCAGAGGATGCCCCCTCCTTCGTCGGTGAGCTGCTCCTCGTCGATCCCCGAAGCCTTGGATGCGACGATCTTCGGAACGAAGTCGCTGAACGAGTCTCGAACGATCCCGCAGGTCTCGTTGAGGTCTTGTTGGATCCCCACACCGCGCTCGACCATCCCCTGCCCCCACCACCTCATCGGGACATCGGTCCAGCGATAGCGCGCGAAAGGGAACCCCCGCTTCCACGGCACATCCCGCAGGATGCCGCCATCGCACCACGTAACATGCCGCCCCGGCTGCGCCTCAGATGCCGGCAGCCGCCAAGCCTCGATCACGGTCACGAGCCCCGGGGAGCTGTACCCTTTGACCTCGAGGTCCGGAAACAGCACATCATCGATCGGCGCTGTTTTCTTGATCTTTCCGATCTCGGCGTGTTTGTCGGGGTACAGCGCCTTCAACACATCGGTGTCGATCGCGTGGACCTGATACAGCGTGCGGACAGCGTTGAACCGCTCCTCTCGCGGATCGGTCCAGAGGTCTCCAGCCCAGATCCTTTCGAGCGTGTTCCGGCCATCCGAAGTGCCCACCTTGAGCAACCCCGTGCCGAACAACAGCGCGTCTTTGCACGCCTCGTTCATCAACTGATGGACCTTGAGACGCTCGTATTCGCCATCAATCCACCGCTGTAGGAGCTTGGCACGCCGCTGCAGCGGACCGTTACCTCCCACGGTGACCACGAAAGGCCGGGGCCGCTGCGCGGTGATCTGGGCGTGTGTGCTGTCCACCGCGCCCTGTATCAGATGGTACGGCGAGCGCTCCTGGCGCTCTATATCGAGCGCCGCGTACATCGCATCATCCGGCAGGTCAAGGTACATGCTCCGTAGCGCAGCGAGGTACTGCCTTCGGGGCTTGTTTTGGTTCAGGATGACATCCTTCACCGTGTTTTGGAGGACTTCGTGTACCTCACGCCCCTCGCTGTCGGGCGTTCCTCTACCTACGTTCCACCACTGCCATTGCTTCGGATCGGTCTCTTGGCCCATCGCTGCTCCTCGTGTGAGCGGCGCCAGGCCGTGCGTCCATCGAAGCGATCAGCCCGGCGCCTGCCGGGGTGAGGTAGGCAGGAGCCGCTGTGCCCGCGGCCTGCAATAGTTGGGTGCCGATGCCGTGCCGACGCGCCGGGCCGAGGACCCTCACGTAGTGCGTGACGCCATCGGGCTCGTCGATGTTGAGCAGCGCAAGGTCTGTGGAGGTCTCGAACACGACCCACCCCACGGCCTCCCCTGGCACCACAGCCAGCTCGGCCACAAGCACAGACGCCCTCTGGAACGCCCGCTTCACGTACTCTCGCATGGCCTCGCGGTACAGCCGAGGGTGCAGCAGCACTACGGGATCGGGAGAGCGCCAGTACCCTTCGCCTCGCTCCCAGCCCGCGGGCCCTCGCAACCCAGAGCGCTGTGCATCTTTGGGAATACCCGCACCAGTGGCTCGGGCGGACTTGGGGAGCACATCCCCTAGCCACTGCCCCAAGATCCACTTGCGCTCTCGCGCATCGGGTTCGCGTAGGACCAAAGCGCCCATGGCTTAGTGGGCTTCTGCGAGCGCCGCGAAGTCAACAGCCGGTACCAACGCGTCGTTGACGACGCGAATCGTCTCGTCGTACCACTTGTTGAGCAGTTCGTCGTCCGGCATCCCCTCGAACACCGGCGCATCGGGATCACCCTCGCCCGGAACGAACAGCTTGCCGTTCGCGACGGCCATCTTTGTCTTGGGCGCGGTGCTCATGAACGCTTTGTTCGCGGCGCCGGCCATCAGGATGATGATTCGGTCGTAACCGCGGTTGATCGCGGCGACTTGGGTGGGGTCGACAACGACCCGGCCCGAGTACTTGGACTTGTTCTTGGCTTCGATCTCGAAAGGAATCTCGACTAGCATGGCAGTTCGCGGCGCTGGATGGCCGCTGTCCTGTTGACAGGATTACGCACAACACCGGCCGAACGCAAGCCTTTTGCTACGAATCCTAGATATCGTCCGGTTCGCACATCCGTACGAACAGCCAAAACAGCCAGGTACAGGCCGCTGCGATGCACATTCCGGGGATCACGACGCCCACTCGTAGCACTGCTGGGCGGCGAGTACCAGAAGCCCGAAACCCCACGCGAGCGCGTATCGACGCCAAAAGCGAACTTTCCGCCGCAATTCAAGAGTTTCCGCCGCACATTCAAGAGTTTCCGCCGCACTTCCCACGGCCGGGTGCTCTCCCGCTACGTCCATCGATGGCTCTTGCGGCGGGCGCTCTTGCCTTTGGGGCGACCCTTCGCCATGCGAGCTCGGATCGCCCTCGCCTCTTTGGCGGCGCCTTGGAGAATCATCGCCCGGATCGCGGCCTCGCGCGCCTCGGCCGAGCCCGGTTTGGGTCTGGGCTTGAACTTCTCCGGATCGCTCCGGTAGTGCGCTGCGTACCGCACGATGTAGAGCATGCCGTCCGCGAAGTGGTCCGCCTGCTTCTTGCTGTGCTGTACCTTGTCGTCGTCCCAACCCAGCACGGAGAGCTCGTCTCGTAGAGGTCTTGTGCACTCGTGATTCAGCACTTTCAGCCATCCGCTGAGCAACCCGTCTCGTGTCTCGCGTATTCCCGCTGCCTTGTGGGGTTTGTACGCCACGATCGCGGGGATCTTGTTTCGGCGCTGTAGGGTTTGGATCAGGTGCTTGCCGCCGCCACCCGGGTCGACCACCACAGCGGCGCCTGGGAAACGCTCCCGCAAGCGCTCGATGATCTGCGCCTTCTCGTCGTCGAGGATGCTCGCATGCCCCTCCGCGTGAACGATGTACTCCTCGTAGAGTGCGGGGTGCGACGCGTGCACCACCGCCGTGAACAGATCTACCTGCCCCGTATCGCAGCCGATCCCGAACCGCCACTTGTTCAACGGGAGGGGGAACCCCTCGGGGTTCTTGGTCGGTAGAACAACGCGGCCTTCCGCTTCATTGAACGGAAGATCGACGAGGTTCTTGGGCCCGATCGGGTAGACCAACACCCCCTCGTCCAGACACCACTGGCCGAGGTACATCCGCACGAACGTTGGGGTCTTCCAATCCCAGCGTTTTCGTTTGAGGATGCGGCGAAAGTACGCCTCCGCGTTGTTGATGTACGGGTTGTCTCGCGCGTCGCCGGTGAAGAACGTCGGGTCGTCCAGACTCCTGCTGGGGCCGGTCGCGTCGTACCAGAAACCCTCGAGCACGAGCCCCGGGTTCCCGCTGCGCCACAGCGCGGGGCTTGCCCCGCCGGCCAGCTTGCCTTGAAAGTCCATCATGCCGGGCTCGAGCCCGTCACTGATGAGCTCCTCGACGTGCGGGCCGAAGTTGCCCATCTCGTCGCAGACGCCGAGCGCGAAGGGCTTGCCGAACCACTTGCCGACGTCGCTGGCGGTCTCACAACCGCCCAGCAGCACGGTGCCCGCGTTCACAGGGTCGCCGCCGTACGGGGTGATCTCCACCTGATCACCGCGCACGCGGGCGTCAGGGAAGTACTCTTGCCGCGCGCGTAGCAGCGGCTTCCATGCCGTGTCCCTCGCGGTCTTGGCCGTGGGGTAGATGATCGGGTTGATCGTGCGTGCGTTCTTCGCCGCCTCGACGAGCGACTTGCGAACGATCATCTCGGTCTTGCCGACGCGGCGCCCTGTTAGGAAGTCGATCACTTCGGCGCCGAGGTCCCAGGCCGGTTGCAGCCTCGGGACCACGCTGCGTTTCATCGCCGCCTCGATCCGATCAATCGGATCGTGCGTCTCGACGCGCGTGGCTGCGATCGCCTTCTCGCGCTCCTCTACACGATCCGCGTGGATCGTTCGCGCAAGGTCTCTGGCCGCAGGTCTCATCGCTTGCGGCGGTGCCGGAGTGGTCTGCGACGCCGCGCTTTCCGGTCGGCCTTCATCGCCCGGATCGCCTCTTCCACACTCAGCCCTATACCCCACGCCCAGGGGTGCTTGTCCCCTATGTAGTGCTTGTGTACGGTGAACACGAAATCTCCGTCCTCGTCCTGCACAGGGTTGGGCTCGCGAAACACCCCCGGGTGTCCAGGCACCCGGACCATGCCGGCCCCCTGGTACTTCTCGGTAGGCGTCACTTGGCCGCACCGAGCCCGCGGACCGGACGGCTGGGAGCCTTCCGCCAACGAGCGACGCGGCCCCTGATGTCGTAGTGCACGAACGAGGGGTATGCGGCGAGGCCACCCTTGGTGATCGCGCCCGCGTTCATCAGGTCTTTGATAACCCAGTACACCCGCTGCGGGCGAATCTTCTTCCCCTCCTTGTCGCGGACAACGATGTCGGCGGCCTTTGCCTGCAGGTGCAGGCTCTTGCTCGCGCGGCCTTTGTTGAGTTTGTTGTACGCGAGTGTCCGGTACCCGCTGATGATGCGCACGCTCGCACCGCCCAGCGCGGTGCGGATGATCTCCAGCTCGCGCATCAGCGCCACGGCGTTGCTGTGGAGCTTGGCCGGGACAGGTACGCGAGCGGTGTGGCGCCCGTTCGCCTTGGGGACCCCCGGCGAGCTGAACTCGGACATTCGGAAATGCGTGGTGCGGGTTGCAGGTCGTTTGGGTGAGAGGGTCGTGTTTGGGCAGGTCATCGTTGTCTCCTACTGCGCGAAGGCGTCGATCAACATCTTGAGTGCAGCGAGAAGTGTAGCACCACCGACCGCACCACCGCCGAGCAGGTACCCGCGCTTGTCTCGGCGGCGCTCCCTTTCGACCGGAACGATCTCGTGAGGCTCGGTGTCGACAACGGCGCGCGCCAGTGGCGACGCGTGTACCGGGGTTGGGTTGCGCACCAGGGAGCTCGCGAGGTGCACTAACGTTTCGTTGATGGCGCGCGTCGCCTGCTCGATCCGCCCAAGGGTCCGGGCGTGTTCCTTCTGGTATTGCAGGATTCGCGAGTGATCAGCCCGTATCCGTTCGTATCGAGCCGCTTCGCTATCCGGCATGGCTGCTACCTCATCGCTCGGCGCATGCGTGTCGCGAGCACCTGCGCCCGGCGATCCCAGACGCCCGCCCACCAGAGTTGCCGCCGCTTCTTCCGCGGGTTCCTCTCGTTCGCGGCGCGGCGGTCCCACGCGATCGACCGATCCAGGGCGACCTCCATACGCGCCCGGAGAGCTTCCGCCGACCTTGCGATCCGCGCGCCCTCCCAGAGCAGTTTGAGTACCTCGCCTGCCATCTACAGCCATCCCAACGCGGTCGCTGTGGTGTGTCCGAGCGCGAGGATGCCAGCGACACCTCCGACCAGGGAGACCAAAGCGGAAATGTCCTTCTTGTTCCAAACGCCGTCCGTGAGTGTCGCCCAATCGGCCTTGATCTCGGCCTTGAGCTGCTCGGCCGCCACGGTGAACTCTGCAGGGGTCATGGGCGACAGCGTACCACGAGCCGCGCGGAGCGCTTCGTCCCGTTCGCGGACACCCCAACGCCATGCGCGGATGCGTGCCTTGTGGCGTGCTCGAAAGGTCCGCTCTTGGGTCTCGCGGAGCTCCGCGAGTCCTCTGGGGCCAAGGATGTCCTCGAGGAGGTCCTCGAGGTCAGACCCCCCGCGGATGCCCATCAGGACGCCCTCCCCGGCTTGAGGTAGCGGCCCCACCACGCCCCTGTGGCGAAGGCTATTTTTGAGGGGCGTCCATATTTGGCAGGAACTGCATTGCGATCCGCTACCCAGGGCTCCTCAGGCTCGGCGGGCTCAGGCTCAGACTCGGCGGAAAGGAAATCCGCCACATCAGCGTGGCCGAGGGTGAGCTCCGGTTCGTCGTCGAGGGTGAGCTCGGGTTCATCGAGGGTGAGCTCGGGTTCGTCGTCGAGGGTGAGCGCAGGCTCGACGGGCGCAGGCTCAGGCTCAGGCTCAGGCTCAGGGAGCCCTCCCAGAGCGCGTTGGATACGGGCCCGAACATCCCACAAAGGCTCATCGGTGTCGAAACTACCCCGAACAAGCGTAATACAGACGTTTGGGGTGATCCTTCGCTGGGAAAGGCTCACGATATGCTCTGGGTTGAGCCAAACATCGCTTTTATTACCGTCATTGTCGACTAGCTGGATCTCGATCAGGCGCATTGCAGGTGGTATACCACTAAAAGGGTTGTCGGCCAGGCTCCAGCGGCGAAAAAGTAGCGCGGGTGTATATGGGACTCCCGCGCCGCTCGAGCCGGGGCGTTTTTGTTTGCCGGATCTGCGCAAATCACGCTCTGCGCAGAGCCCGCGCTGCGCGCCTTCCGCCCCCTAGTGCTCCCGCTCCTCAGCGCGCTCGACACCGCGGATTACGTCGTCCGCGTACCCGGAACGGCTCCATCCTGAGTACTGGCGCGCCAACTCAGCGACCATCTTAGGGTCATCTACCAGCGCCATAGCCCGCGTACGCATCAGCGCGCGCCCATGGCGGGCGTAGCGGGTGAAGGCTTCCGCGTTCTCCCGTACCAGCGTCTCGGCGGCAATCTCCGACAGTTCATGCTCGACGATGAGTGACGCCACGGTCTCCGCGTGCGTGCATTGAGCAATCGCGTGCGTGCGCAGGGTCTGCTCTGGCGATGCCGTCTGCCCCCGCGCCTCTGCACTGTCACGCTCCGATGCCGCAAGAGCCCCAGAGGTGGCCCAAGAGCCTAGGAGCCGCGCCGCAGCGAGCTGGTGCGTAGGGTTAGCCGCTTTGAGCAGCGCACCGGTCGTCTCAACGGCGGTGCCCATCAAGTGCACGACGCGGAGCCGTACCTGCGCAGCGAGACCGCTGGGACCATCGTTTAGGTCGCGTAATCCCGGAATGCGATGCAAACGCCTATAAATCGTGCTTGGAGAGCACTGCAGCGCCCGAGATGCCGCCGCTATCGTCCCATGTTCAGCAATAGCCAGCCCAATCTCAGCATCTCGTAGTGCGCGGCGCGGTTTGGTCTCTGTAGACATCTGCGCGACAATACCGCACCGCCGCAACCCAAACCACCGCGCACCTCTAAAACACCGCAGAACAACGTTTCGGACATAGGCGGACATGGCAGGACATACCGAAACAGGTAATCCTGCACAAAAACAGCTATGATTACAACGTCTTGAGTACCGCGGCAGGATATGCAGGACATCTTCTCAAATCTCTATACGCGAGGTTATATGCGTTTTGCGTTTCTACGTATACGGTGCGGATTTTTGGCTTCATATCCTGCATCTGGGCCAAGTGCCTGATACCTTGTGTCTTTTCTGCAGGATTACTCCGAACACCATGTCCGAACATGTCCGAAACGCGGTTCCGGGACGGTGCGCGTTGCTCGCGAGTAGTAACTTGCGCTATGCGCCAGCGGCGCAAACACCGAAAACGGGCTGTAGTGCTAGATATCGCTAGATATGACGATATCTAGAACTAAAAACACCGCGACACTTGCCGATGGTATACCCAGTGCTACCTTGTGTTCATGGAGACGACGCAACCGACGACACCTCAGCTGACGCCCCGCGGGCGGTTGGCCTGGACACTTTCCGCGATGCTCTGGGCGCTCCCTTGCGTTGTGGCCCTGGGAGGGTTGGTCTAGTGGACACCCAACCGGAGGCGGTGACTGAGACCTGCGACGATCGGCACGCGCAGATTTGCGCGCGTGACGTGATGGGGCGGATCTGCGACATCAAACGCCGACTGGAGAGCGTGCAGGCGTTCGATGCGAGCGAGGCGATCACGCTACAGGCTGAGGATGCGGACCTGTCCGCCGGGACTTGGGGCGAGGCGTATCTAGCGCTCGTCGAAGTAGAAGCCGCGGCTGTCGCACTCGTACAAGGGCGGGGGTGCTGAAATGGGTATGGCTATTTTCACAGCAGCGACGTGCGACATCAACGGCAACGCCTGGCTACGTGCAACCGCCGGCATGAGTCACTCCGGACGGCCTAAATCGGTGCGCATAGCGCAGGACTGCCGTCGCCATTGCGAGGAAGTAGGGCAGCACCGGGAAGTGCTCGCAAAACTCATGAAGCGCTTAGACTTCGACACCACCCCGGGGGGATACGGCGACGTTGCGCACTGGCATCACGCCGGGACTGACAAAGGTTACGTTTGGGTATACGTCGCCCCTAGCGTGCTCAACAACGACGACAACGACAACGACAACGACAACGACAACGACAACGACAACGACAACGACAACGACAACGACAACGACAACGACAACGACAACGACAACGACAACGACACCTTCACCGACGAGGAGTTTGAGGTAGCCATAGCTGCCCTTGTTGGTGATATGTCCGCCGCTGAGATCCTGGCGACCCCCGGGGCCTGGGATGTACTGAGCGAAGATCTCAACAACGCTGCGATTCAATACATGAAGGACCAGCGGTAGCTTCCACGGGCGTCGCCTTGGCACCGCACAGACCTCCCTGCATGCACGGGGGTCCCTGCTAGGACCGGCCGCGCTCCCCTTGGCCTACCTGCCCCGTACCGCTCACGCGGTCGGGGCTTTCGAGGTGTGCCCACTGAAACGAGCATCGAGACCCTCGGCCCGTTCCCTTTCACCGGCCCAATCAAGGGCGCAACAGAGAACCGTGCGGCGCACGGTTGCGCGTGTTTCACCGACCGGCGCAGCGATGGTAGTACGCGCGAGCGCAACGTCAACGGCTCCCACGTGGAGACCGGCCCGTGGGTCGGCGCCACCCGCAAAAAAGGACAGACGCAACTACGCCTACGCGACGGCACCGAGATCGCCAATGCGACCATGCACAAGGGCCATTCAGACCTTCGCGTCGTTGTCGCCTATGGGGAGGCGCTTTGGATTGTCTGGGAAGCATGCGGTCACTTTGGCGTCGTCGCCGGTATCGTGGCGGCGGTAGGAGAGCACGACGCTTACGAGGCATTGATAGATGAACTGCCCACAGTGCCCGAGGAAGATTTGCACGCGGCGTACGGTTTCGATACCTCAGAAGATTTCGCAGCGTTTCTAGATGGTGTGTGGCCAGAGGAGATGCCGGAGGGTGGTCCCGATCTTGTGGAAGGGTACGCGTACCAGAGCAACTTTACAGGGACCGGCATCGTCTGGACACAAGATCTTGGATGGCCGCAACCGCTCACTAAATCCGTCCTTGATGCCAGTGGCATTGAACTGGCCATCGGCCACCTTGACCACTAGCCAACCTGCACTTGGCCCCGCCCCGTACCGCTCCCGCGGTCGGGGCTTTCGGGGCGTGACCTCCACACCCGAAACCGCCCCCGAAACCGCCCCCGAGCACGAGTACCTCCCAGAGTTTCTAGCGGCCTACCAGGAGTGCGCGCTATGGTCGACCAGTGACGAGTCGGACGATTATGGGGGTGAGCCGTTGGACGCGAACTATGGGTCGAGCGACTTCGATGCGGGTACTGTGGCGAGCATGCGCGCGGATTGCAACGCGTTTCTCACGGCCCACAGTGGCTTGATCGACCCCGCCGCAAACCGCTCTCGATATGGCAACGCGGCGCAGGCCGGGCATGACTTCTGGCTGTCACGCAACGGCCATGGAGCTGGGTTTTTTGACCGCGGTGAGGTGTATGGCGAAGCGAACGCGGATGCACTACAAGAACACGCGCGGGTCTGCGGTGAGGTGTATCTATACGTAACCGATGCTGGTGAGGTTGCGCAGGCATAGGATCCGCGCCGCACTCCTGCGCGCCCCGTACCGCTTACGCGGTCGGGGCTCTCGAGGTGTGCCCACCGAAACGAAAACAGAACAGGTACTTCACGCCGCGCGCGCAGCACTGCACACGGCATCTGACTGGTACGAACGGGTGGATCTTTACGAGCACGACGCGGGAGAACTGGCCGCGGTGCTAGCGGCCCCTGAGTGCCCGATAGCGTACGGAGTCGCTCTTGACCACGCTCTCGTGCGGTACGACCACAGCGGGGCCTTGCAGTGCGGGACGTGCGAGCGGTTGCACATCCAGCTCACACCCAACGCAAACGACCCTTGCACGTGCGCCCCGGAGACTTTCGCAGACGACCGCGATGCAAACGAGGTAGCAGAACTGCGCGCCGCGCTTGAGCGGTTACGGACCTAGACCTGCGCCGCACCGACTCAGCTGTGCACGAAAGCCCCGACCCTTCCCGGGGCCGGGGCTTTCGTCCGTGCGGCGCTGGGTCATCTCGAGCGGCGCTGGGTCACCTCGTGCGGCGCTGGGTCATCTCGAGCGGCGCTGGGTCATCTCGAGCGGCGCTGGGTCACCTCGTGCGGCGCTGGGTCATCTCGAGCGGCGCTGGGTCACCTCGTGCGGCGCTGGGTCACCTCGTGCGGCGCTGGGTCATCTCGAGCGGCACTGGGTCATCTCGAGCGGCGCTGGGTCACCTCGTGCGGCGCTGGGTCATCTCGAGCGGCGCAACCACCGCACTGCGCAACCACCGCACTGCGCAGCCGCCGCACTGCGCGTTGTGCGCACAGGTCCGGCGGATGACCGAGCTCGGCACAAAAACCGAGCTCGGCTCGAGGGCGATTCCAGAATGAGAATTTAATTGCAATTCTGAAATCAGATTCCGCCGCGGAAACGCGCGCGTGCCTCTAAACGCGCAGGTCCAGATTCTCGAGCGGCGGTCGCTACAGAAACCCAGCTCGGGATCCACCCCGCCACACAATAGGGAAATTATCAAAGACCCCAAAAGCAAACCCGCCCAACTGGCGGGCTGGGCGGGTAGCGAACCCCTCGCAGTCTCAGGTACCGCGGTGGGTGAGCCGGAACGATAGCCTCTCAGTCCAGTGGTTGCAAGCTCGCCAACCGGGTGAGCAACTTGACGAAGGGAACGGGGGTTTCGATGCGCTCGCGCTCGGTCAGTCGCTTGATCTTCCGTCGTTCAGGTGAAGCGGCAGCACGCTCGGCCGCAGAGTGGAAGCCTGGATCTAAACGGACTTTCCCCGATGAGGGACCCCAACGAAGATTCCCCGGAGCAACCCCTCCGGTGTAGACAAAGAGCCAAGTCGCCTTTCGTGCTGCGTGTCCGTAGTGGCCTTGCTCGACACAACAGACCCAACCCCCTTCACCAGATGCAACCCAACCCCCAGTCCTCGGGGGTCGCACAAGGCCATGTGTAGCGAACGCATGGCTCGCCTCGGGGTGCTCGAGCACCCCGCCCCAACGTCTCACGCTCGCAAGCGCTGACGCAAAGCACCCCGAATCGTCTCCAAGCTTGCGCCGGACCTTCGCGGATGGGCCGCCCGACCAGTACCTACCCCACCGCTTACATGGTGGGTGGGCGATCACCCGGTGAGGCCCGTCGTATAGCCGAGCATCCCGCGCAACATCCCACCAATCGAAGGCGTCTCGAGCGTACGGACCCCTACGGTCCACGAACAAAGCTGCGATCACAGTTTGCCTCCCAGAGGCTGCAAGTACCACACGGAGGTGTTGTCCCGAGCGCGGGCGCTCTGGAGAGCCCTTCGCCGCCCCTCGCCATCGGAGATCACGCGCCCCTTGAGCGTGCGCAGCATGAACCCCACACGCCGCGGAGTCCTCTCCCCCGCAACAAGGTGAGCGAGGGCCTCGTCGAGCGCTGGGTTCCCCCCAGCCCCCAGAGCAGCAAAGCCCCCGGCCCCGATGGCGAGGCGGATGATCGAGAGCGTGCGCAGCCCTCGGTACTGCTCGCCTGCGATGACCAGCGGGGTCCCGTCGTCGCCCGCGGCGAGCCGCTCAATCTCGTCGTACAGCAGCGCCGCGCCGCCCAGCTCGGTGGAGGTCTGCGCCGTAGCAGGTACAGGGTCGATCACTCCAGCCCAGAGCAAGATCGCCCGGACAACACTGCCCCACGCCTCGTACGAACCCATCGGTGCCATGCTCGGGTCTGCTGGTGAGCCTGCGGCAATCCACCCCTTGATCAGTGCGATGGCAGCACCGCGAAAGAGCGGGGTGTTCTCCCGCACGTAGGTCTCGAGCTGGGGGTGGCGGAAGTCCCCGCGCCGAGAGGGGTCCTCGAGGTCAGTCGTCGCGCGGATCGGGATGATGCGATTCGCGGTGTGGTCGCGGATCTCCACGTTGGTGCCGGTGAAGGTCCAGACCGTCTCGGCGGGGACGTCCACGAGTTCAGAGACACCGAGCCGGCGATCGGAGTAGGACGGAAAGGCGGTGAGCAGGGGATCGACAACACCTCCACCGATGCTCCGCTTGCAGTCGTCGACAAGGGCGACCGATGCTCCGCTTTCGAGAATCGCCAAGACCCGCTTGCGCATCTCATCGTCGTTGTAGGGCTGCACCGTGACAGCCGCCGGGCGGCCGGTTGCGATGAGGCAGGCGACGTCGACCAGCTTTTTCTTGCCGACGCGAGGGGCGTTGCTGTCGAAAACAAAGGCCGGGGTTGCGCCGCGGATCGCCGGCCGTGTGAGGATCGTGAGCACCAGAGCCAAGACACCAGCGCGCCCCTGGTCGGTGAGAGGGAAGTCGCAGAGGGGCTCGTTGAGCACCTCCACAGCATCGGAAAGAGGGACGGTCTCGGGGCTCTCACTATCCATCCACAACCCGGTCTCCTCGTCGTACCCCTGCCCTACGAGGATGCGCCCAGAGGGCGTCAGCACAGGGTAGTCCACCACACCGACCAGACTCGGGACCGCCTCCCAGAGCGTAGGGGTGTCGATGATCGCGAGCACGATCGCGTCAGGGGGCGCGAGCTGGACGGGCGCCGAGTCGCTGCTCGCAGCGGGGCGTACGCAGGTGATCACATCGGTCAGGTGCGAGCGCAGTGAGTTGCGCGTGTAGCGGTAGATGCGAATCCCCACCTGCGCATCTCGAGCTGCGTAGACCAGAGAGCCACCACGCACGAAGGTCGCGCCGTTGGCTACCAGGTGCCCGAGCATCTCTCGAGCAACCTTGGCCTCTTCGGCACCAACCCAGACGATAGGCTTGTCTTGCCGCAGCGCGAGCTCACCGAGGGCTTCCCGGCACTCGGCGACCGGTTTCTTTCCGACCAAGGCAATGAGCGCGCTCCACCCGGTGACCCGCACCCCATCGCCATGGCGAGTGAAGGTGTCGGTGACCTCGCCATTCTCGGGGCCGAGCATGCCTGCCATCTCGCAGACCATGTTGACGAAGAGAAGGGCCCGATCGATGTCCCATTCCGCACGGGCCAGCGCCCCGGCCAGCGCAAGGCAAGAGTCGTGACCCTGCCCCGCTTTCCACCCTCGGGAGAGGGCACGCGCACCGTCAACGAGCCGAGGATCAGGGAGCGCGCTCTCGATGGCATGGAGCTGGTGGACGTCCGAGCTGCGCTTGAGCAGCTCCACGGGCCGCGGCGTGTCCGTCTTGTGGTGATCGGTGCCGGGCAGCCGCATCAGCCGCGGCAACCCCTTGGTCCCCTGGGCGTCGGAGCCGAGCCGCTTGGCCAGGCGGCCCTGCAGCACGTTGAACCGATCCAGCGGCACCGGCGATCCCGGGGTACAGAGCCAGTACGCGTGGAACCCGCCCCCGGACTTGACGATCAGCGAAGGCGGCAGTGGCCACACCGCCGGAGGCGCCTGCCCGTGCTTGGCGTCGAAATCCGCGAAGACCGCGCGCACACGGGTTACGTTCTCGTTACGCCGCGGGAGCTTAGATATAGCATTTATAGCTACAAATATCCCGTAACCTCGGTCATTTGCCTCCTTTAGAGCGGGCCAAACCTGCTCTAGCGTGCCGAAGTGGTCTATTGCAGGGAGAGGTTCCCTGTCCGGGTGGTGGGGGTTGTCGTCGAGACAGGCGAACGCGCACGCCTCTCCCGAATGCCCGGTCAAGTGGTAGATGAAATGCTGGGTGTCTTGTGGTATACTCATCGTAGCTTTCGGAGCGGGAGCGGCGCTGTGGTAGGTGCCGCTCCCGCGCAACTACCTTACCCGATGGATACTTCCCGCAGCAACGAGAAACCCGAAGGCCCAAAGAAGGACGCAGCTCGGCGCAGTGCCGACGCAGCTGTACCTTTGCAGTTTCGGGTGCCTCGCGCCTTCAAGGAGGCACTCAAGCAGGCTGCGAAAGAGACGGGGCGATCGGTGGGAGCACTGGCCCGCGAGCTGATGGGGTGCGACGATTTAGACGTGGACGCCACCAAGCCGTAGTGGTATACCACCACCGATGGCACCGCACGAACAGCGCCACGGCTGCGTGAAATCTGACGGCCTCCACGGCGCGACCGGAACTGGTGGCAGCACGCCCACGCTCCCGGTCTGGCCCGAGGGCGCGATCGGCTGCAAGGGCGACTGCGGTTTCGAGCCCGCCGGGCACGGGCTGGAGTGTCGTGCAGGTGCGGCGTGCGGTCGGTACCTGCACCCAGGTGACACGGGGTTCCTTGCGGTCCGCCGCTACTACCGAGAGGCAGAGGCCGAGGCTGCCCGGGGGAATTGCACCGCCGACGAGGCAACATCATGAGCCGTCCCCCGCTCCCACCGCTTGCTCAAGAGGCCCGTCAACAGGGCCGGCTGATCTCGCCGTCCAGCATCGTCAAGTGGCGTGCGTGTCGGCGGCGGTGGTCGTACCAGTACGTGGACAAATTGCCCGATCCTGCGGGGGCCGCGGCCGCGCTGGGTACCGCCGTACACGCTCTGCTCGAGCGGTGGCTGCTCCGCGGCGTGCCGCCCTCGGAGGCGGGCACCAAGGCCGGCGACATCGCCACGAGGATGCTGGGCACGCTGCCGACCCACCACCAGACCGAGGCTATTCAGCTCCGGGTAGAGGAGCATTTCGCCTTCTCAATGGGGACGCCGGGCGGCAAGGACTGGGCGGTCTATCACGGCTTCATCGACGCGTCGTGGTGGGAGGGCAGTATGAAGGTCGTCCGCGACCACAAGACCTCGGGGAATCTCCAGTGGGCCAAGACTGAGGACGAGCTCGCTGAGGATCCGCAGCGGATCATCTACGCGCACCGCTTTGGGCGTAAGATGCACGACGGTACTGTCCGGGCTGATTGGGGCTACGGCTGCACCGCGAAGCCCTACACGACGCGCCTCGTTTCTTTTGCAGAAACCGGGAATGAGACCGCGGCGCGCATGGTAACCCTCCACGAGACAGACGGGCTGGCGATCGTCGCTGCGTACCAACAGCTGACCGAAGAACAGCCCCGCACAACCTCCCACTGCAGCGCGTTCGGCAAACCCTGCCCGTACATGGCCCGCTGCTCCCCACCAAAACCATCGATAGGCTCACTGATGTCCGATACCGAAAACCCCACCCTCAAGAAACTCCGCCAGAAGCAAGCAGCCAAACGGAAGGCAGCAGAGGAGAAGGCGGCCGCTGCCGCTGCCGCTGCGCCGACCCAAGACAGCGCAGAGGAGAAGGCGCCCGAGGAGAAGGCGCCCGAGGAGAAGGCGCCCGAGGAGAAGGCGCCCGAGGAGAAGGCGACCGCTGCCGCTGCGCCGACCCAAGACAGCACAGAGGAGAAGGCGCCCGAGGAGAAGGCGACCGCTGCCGCTGCGCCGACCCAAGACAGCGCAGAGGAGAAGGCGGACACCCGCACCAACGAGGAGAAGGCGCCACGCGCCAAGAAGGCTGCCAAGAAGGCGACCAAGAAACCCCGCGCTGACGTCGGGAAACCCCGCGGCGGCAGCTTGCCGGACACCTTCTCGAACGAGCTCAAGGCACTGATCGAGGTGACCGCAATACTCGAGCCGTTGAACAATCGAGAGCGGGTGTTGGTACTGCTGCTGGCATCCCAGCTCACCACAGATTGACCCCCCGGCCGCGGTATGCAAGAGGTCGAAGCGCCCTGTTTTGTCGCAGGGACCCAACAGCCGCAAGGCAGGGTTCGTGGGTTCAAATCCCACCCGCGGCCAACCCAGAACAAGAACAAGAACAAGAACAAGAACAAAGAGCGAGAGATGATGCCAAGAACAAAGACAGCGAGCGAGATCTTGACGATGAGCCCCCGACAGCTCGCACGGTACGCAGCCCGGTTGCAGGTCGCCATCGCCGAGCACGAGGCTAGGCGGGCAAGAGGTGGTGACCCCGCAGATTGGCCACACTACGACGAAGCTGTGCGGGTAGCGAAGGCAACGAAGCGTGAGGTGTACAGCCGCACCTTGACCAAAGTGAATACGCCCTGATGGGTATCGGTAGCGCGATGGGCTCCGCGATGCGACGGGGCCGGGAGAAGGCGGTTGTTGACTCCCCCGATCTGCAGCGGATCGTCAAACTCAAACGGCGGAAGTACCAAGACTTCTCGGCCGAGGTGACCGAGCTGCTGAAACTGCCCTGTGGGACGATGACCCTGCGCGAAGCACAGGCGCGGGCATTACTGGAGGCGTATGAGCAGCGCGGGTTACTCGCCCCGATCCGCGTGGGCGGGGGCAAGACGTTGATCACTCTGCTCCTCGCCACCATCCTCGAGGCGGACAAGACGGTGCTGATGGTCCCATCAGCGCTGCGTGAGCGGACCTACGAAGAGATCAACGAGATGCGGAAGCACTGGGAGATTCGCGTCCCTCACGTGCTGGGGTACGAGACTTTGGGGCACCCCCACCACGCGGACGATCTCGCGAACTTCAAGCCCGACCTGATCGTCGCTGACGAGTGCCACCGCCTGAGGTTCCGGAGCTCAGCCGTCACCCGACGAGTAGAGCGCTACATCCGCGCCGCCCCTGAGACTGTCTTTTGCGGCCTGTCAGGCACCGCACAAGGGGAGAAACTTGAGTCGTACCGACACCTCGCGATGTGGGCGCTGGGCAAAAACTCCCCGCTCCCTCTCGATATCGAGGTGGTCAAGACCTGGGATCAGGCACTGAACCCTGATCACGGGTCCGCCCCTACCGACGTAGGTGCGCTGGCAAAACACTTCGGTCGGGATTACACGAACGCCGCACTTGGCAAGTGGATCCGTGACACCCCGGGCGTGGTGAGCACCAAGGCGGTCGGCTGTAAAGCGTCCATTGAGATCTCCCGTTGGGACGCGCCAGAGGTCTGTGTGGACGAGATCCGCAACGTCATGGCGCAGGACGAGCGCCCCGATGGCACCCCCCTCACACCCCCTGAGTCGGTGGACGTACGGTGCCAGTTGGCGCTGGGTTTCTGGTACCGCTGGGATCCTCTACCTCCCGAGCACTGGATGAACGCGCGCCGCGACTGGTGCAGGTTTGTCCGCGAGGTGCTCGAGGACGAGGACAACGATACCTGGGACAGCGAGTCCCAGGTTGCCGCGGCGCACCCTCGCGAGGCCGCGCATTGGCTGGCCGTGAAACCTTCGTTCAAGATCCAAACGAGCCCGGTGTGGCTGGATCACGCGGTCATGACCGAGGCAATCCGCGCGACTGCTGAGCACCCCACGATCGTTTGGTCCAAGTACCGCGCGGTTGGGGAGTGCCTCGGAAAGCTGATGCAGCACTACGGCAAGAACGGCCGTAGCCAGGCAGGGCAGCACATCGAAAAAGACCCGGGTACGGGAACAATATCCGCTTCGATGCGGTCGTGCGGTGTGGGGATGAACCTGCAGCAGTTCAACCGAAATCTGCTACTGTGCCCGAGCCCGAACGCTGAGTTGCTCGAGCAGTTGATCGGTCGTACCCATCGCGAAGGGCAGCGCGCCGATACGATACGGATGCGGTGGATCCGCTCACGAGCGGTGCCGTACCACACGGAAGCCCTGCGCCGCGCACGAGACAGCGCGGCGATCCTTGAAGCCCAGAACCAAGAGCCGCAGAAGCTCAGCGCAGCGACGTATCTGAAATGAGCGACAACGACCCGATCAGAACCGTTCTCGGCTGCCCTAGTCCCTGCCGCGCTTGCGGAAAGGCGATCATCAAGGGACAGTACGCAATCTACTTCAGGAACCCCAACACCGGCCCGTCCTCCGACGGACCTGTACACGCCCGCTGCGGAGATACCTCGAAATGAACCCCCTCAAGCAAAAACCCACAAGCCTTGCCCTCATCTGTGTCGTCGTGGCCGCTACGGTCACGGGCTGCTTCAACTACACCGGCGCCCACAAAGAGGCCGCAGAAAAGTCCGCCAAGAAGTGGTCCGCGGAGATGCACCTCGGTGACC